GCTGCTTTTTGAGCAAGGGCTGCGGCCCTGAATATCGCCTTAGAGTCGTCTTTGCAGGCTTTCAGCCAATGGCCAATATACCCTGCATGGCGCAATTCGCCCTGAATGCCATAATCGCCACACAAAAACGCCGCTCCCATTTCGGCGACCAGTTCCTCAAAAGCATAAGCAGGGTTGCCAAATCGGCCTTTTGACAAATCCCGATCAAGGCGAGTATCTGCGCCTGACCAGTGGATCAGTTCGTGAAATGCAGTCGCATAGTAATTGCATTCGGCGTCAAAAGTCGATTTATTGGGCAACTGAATACGATCCACACTAGGGGCATAAAAAGCAGCATCGCCGCCGTGATTGATTTTTGCCCCTGTTTTTACAATCCGATCCTCTGCGGTTTGATTGATTGCAAACGGCGAATTCTCTGTTTTTTCAACATCGGGCAAAATCAATCCTTCAGTTTGCTGCGCGTTGAAAATCCAATGGTATTTGAGAATAAATACCTGCTTGTCTTCGCCTGTCTGCTTGTCTTTGACAGTGTAAGTAGGTTTAAAAAAAACAATTTTTGTGGCCTTTTCGCCTTTTTTAACAGTCGCGCCTTTTTCCTGCCATTGGTTAAACGTGGCCCACAATGGAGAGTTATAACCCTTGACCATTGATGAGAGACCAGTAATAAGGCGATTAATCCCGCGGTAGGCATCGCCTGAAATAATGTTTTTGTCTGCGCTGTTATTGGCTTTCCATGGTTTGATCCACGGTGTGGCGCCCTTTTCTAACTGCTCAACGATTGTTGCAGTTATTTCGTCATATACAGATTGTGTCATTTAATGCCCCTTGAAATACTGTTGATTGATTGAATGTAAACCTGCTTTTTTGCATAGTCTACATATATATAGGTGAAAGAATCGTGCCAACCCTTGTAAGTGATTGATTTATATAGTAGGGCAAAAACCCTAATGTGTAAGCATACAGGTATTTAAGTATTCATTATGCAGTTTTTGCACATTATCGGGCATTGTAGGCATTGATCGACAAAGTGTAACCCTGCTATGCACCTGCTTAAGAGAATGCATCCATGCCCCTATATTGTGGCCTGAATGTTCATTGTGTGGCATTGGTCAACCTTAGAATCCGCGCACCAATCATAGTCAGCCATTACCCTATAAGGGGACAATACAAGGGGCAACCAGCATTCAGTAGTCAAAAATCATGAGGGAAACGTCACACACCCGCGCGATTGAAAGGGGCAAAGGGGCAACCATGCCGCGCCTGTGATGCTAACTCATTGATTTACAAAGCATTTTTCGTTTTCCCTTCTGGTCGGTTGTCGGTCGGTCGGCTGATCGGGTTTGCGCGGTGGATTGTCGGCGCGGCGGCGCAAAGGGTTTCGGGGGCTTTATTTGGGGGGATCCCACGCTTTCTTCCCCCAAAAAAAAACGAGGTGTTGCTATATGAATCAACGACTTAGGAGAGTTGACACTGGGATTTGACTACAATATACTGGTGAAAGGATAACATCTAGCGAACATTTGAAAGGCTTACGGGTGTATGGAACAGGGGAAAAGACCGCCTTTGTGGGCGATAAAGGCGTTGGGTGCGCCTGATTACAGGTTGTTGTGGTGGATGTTGGAGCATTGCGACCATTCGGCGATGTTGGCTGCGGGGTGGAGGCAAAAGGCTGAGTCTGATTTGGGGTGGACGAGGGTTCACTTGTTCAAGACGGTGAGGAAGTTGGTGAGGCAGGAGATAGTGATTAGGGACAGGTATGACCGGGCGGTGAAGTTGAATATGAAAGCGTTTCAAATTTAGGAGAATAGTATGCAAGCATTACAAGTGCCGATGGAAAGGGAGGACTACCAGACGTGTGCTATTCGTGCGCTGATGGAGATGTTTGCCCAAGCAAAGCAGGTGAGTTGTGACAACGTGGCTTTGGTGATGAGTGTTGTCTTGTATGAGGGTACGCCCATGCTTGAGATACGGCCTGTGGTTGTCCAATGATTAGGCGCAATATTTGGGACGAAGCGTTTTACAAAGAATACTTGTTGACGGGTTGGTATCCTCCTGAAATAGAACCAGTGCGTAAAGGTTGGTATTTGGTGGGTTGCAACCAAATACATACATTGATGAAATGGAACGGCAAGTTCTGGCTAAATAGAAGCGGTCGGCCTGTTATGCGAATGTTTGCGGCTTGGTGCGGATGGAAAAAACCAACATGAAATTTCCTGTAAAGAACTTTTATGATTTTTGTAAGTCTTTGAGGGTTGAGACAAAAGAAGACGGATTGGTTTATTTGGGTGACCAACTGCTTGGAACGCAAACCTATTTGATTGAGGAAATCTCAAAAGGGTTGGAAGAAGACGTACACTATTTTGTTATTTTAAAAGGCCGTCAACTTGGAATTACAACAATCTCTCTTGCCCTTGATTTGTACTGGCACTACAAATATGGAGGAGTACAGGGAACGCTGGTTACGGATACTGAGGACAACCGAGATATGTTTCGGTCTACCCTCAGTATGTACATGGAGGGTTTACCCCCAGAATTCAAAATCCCTGCCGAATCTCACAACAGAACCCAACTTGTCCTGAAAAACCGTTCCCGCATGGTTTACCAAGTGGCGGGTACTCGCAAAAAGGGAGGCTTGGGTCGAGGCAAGGCCATCATGTTTATGCACGCTACCGAGACATCCTCATGGGGCGATGAGGAGGGCATAGCGTCATTGGAAGCCTCACTTGCTGAACACAACCCTAAACGACTGTACTTGTGGGAATCTACCGCCCGTGGGTTTAATGTGTTTCACGATATGTGGGAGACAGCCAAGTCTGCAAGGACTCAACGGGCTATCTTTATTGGTTGGTGGAGAAACCAGTTTTACTCAGTCAAGAAAGAATCCCCCATATTTAAAACGTACTGGGATGGACGCTTGACCACCGAGGAAAGAGCTTGGACAAGGGAAGTCAAACAGTTGTACGACTACGACATAACTCCTGAGCAAATTGCTTGGTGGCGTTGGAAGATGGCAGAGGTCATCAAAGACGAAACCATGATGTACCAAGAATTTCCGCCAACTGAGCAGTACGCTTTTGTGATGAGTGGCTCTCAATTCTTCTCTGCTCAAAATATTACTGATCGCTACAAGTTGGCAAGGCAGATGACTCCTGATTACTACCGTTTTTTGTTGGGTGAGCATTTCAAGGATACCGAATTGGTTGCCAGCAAATCGTCTGTAGCTACGCTAAAGATATGGGAGACACCCAAGCAAGGGGCGCATTATGTGGTGGGTGCTGACCCTGCGTATGGCTCGTCTGAGTGGGCTGACCGCTTTGCCATCGTGGTTCTCAGGTGCTATGCCGACAAGATTGAGCAGGTTGCCGAGTTCTGTACAACAGAATGCAACACGTATCAATACGCATGGGTGCTGTGCTACCTTGCTGGTGCTTATGGCCCGAATGTCATGGTCAACCTTGAGATAAATGGGCCGGGACAAGCAGTCTGGTCTGAGATGCTTAATTTAAAACGTACTGCCGCCGCTGAAGCCAATATTTCCAAGAATACTGGTTTATTCAATGTACTGTCCAACATACAGAATTACTTGTACAAACGTACTGACACTATCAGCGCAGCACCGGGCGCATACCACTGGAAGACAACCTACGACACCAAAGAACGTATGTTTAACGGCATGAAAGACTGTTTTGAGCGTGGCATTTTGACAATCAAATCAACTGAGTGCTTGGATGAGATGAAGAACGTAGTCAGGGATAACGGTAGCTTGGGCGTGCCGGGACGAGGCAAGGATGATCGGGCGGTGGCTATGTGCTTGGCTACGATTGCATGGATTGACTTTGTTCGCTTGCGGCTTGTACAACAGGGCGTAATCAGAAAACCAGATGGCAATGACCAAACACCTGATGTTTTGGGCAAATCAGTCAACAGTTATTTAAAAGCAATAGGTGTCCAATGATGTCGCAAACGGAAATTCGGGAGTGGTTAAGCCTAAAAATCATTCCAATAAAGGGTACATTGAAAGACAGTCAATCTGTTATTTCCCCGTCACGCCTAACTAGCAAGACAATTGCCCGTCATTTGAACACTGACCACGGCAATTTATGGAACATGATTCGGGGAAACAGGAAGTTTCCCAAAGATTTACATAGGGAACTGAGCAATTTCATCCATGAATGGGAAGCTGGCGAATGGAGAATCGTTATCAAAGGACTGAAAAAAACCCTTGTGAAGAACGAAATTCCCATTAAACCGGTGTCTTTTAAGGTGAATTTGGGTACTTTGACCCTGAGTAAACCCGATTTTTACCCTAAAAGGGACGTTATGCCTGCAAAACTCTGGAGAGAATGATGACAATTAAGAAAGAATGGCTGTGTATGGCTCATGGCAAGTTTGAAAGTGCCAAAGCAGTGTGTCCAAAGGGTTGTACGACCGTAGAAAGACGGTTTTTTACCCCTACAAGCATCAAAACGTCTGGTAGAACCAACAATATTGATAAAACACTACAAATGTTGGCTGACGACTACAAATTGACCGACATTAACAATCAAAACGGTACTGCTGCTGTAAAACGCCCTGATTCAAGGGCTGTGAACCAAATGGAAGCCATGAACCAAGCTATTCAGCAAAGATTTGGTGTAAATGCAGGTGGTGGATGGGGTGCAATGCCAAATTCAGGCGGTGCATCAGCGGCGGCGCAAAATTTAGGTGCTTCTGGTACTGTAGACTTGAACTCTGTCAAACAGGCTTTGCCTGATTGGAAAAAAAATGTTATTGTTCATGCGGCAGACCACAGCAAAATACCAACATGATTATTCCAAGCAACCCAGACCAACGTGAACAACTTTATGGTGAGGTGTCTGAGAAATGTTTAATTTCTCGGCAAGACCGTATTGCTCAATACAGCACGTTGCGTTCATATTTTTTGTTTGGTGCTGGCCCTGAAGCCAGACCTGCCAATTTCAACAAAATATTTCCGCACATTGACACGCTGTCCAGCTTTTTGTTTGCTGCTGACACAACCAGATTCAGTATTGTGCTTGGCGCAGGTGTTAAAGCCGAAGCCGAACACAAGAAAACAGGCCCACTGATTCGCAGACTTAACGACAAATGGTCTGACTCAAACGCAGACATCGTAATGGGTCAAGCCGTAAATTGGGCATTGGTCTACAACTCTATGTTCATCAAGTTAATTCAGCGTGGACGTGAGACAACACCGTATTTGGTTGACCCGTCATCTTTTGGCGTGTTAAG